ACGTACAAACAATAATCCTCTATTATTGCGACACGATGCGTGCAATGTACTGAGGGTAACTGTGCAAACCCCTCATCTGTACGCAGCCCGTATATTGGCCCTTGTCACCGGACCCGCCGCTGCTTGCACCCCCATCACATGGAATTGTGGACGTAAAGCGGTATACACATCTGCTAATTTAGAAACTAATACGATCGTCATCAACTCATTTCGATCACTAGGCGGATGAATCGGAGGTAGCAAATTAGGCAATGTTGTTTGATTAAAAATTGATGTTCTTAGGGCATGCCAAGTTGGCGAACGATACGCGTATGCATTAAAAATTTGAGCACCTAATGTCGGGACTTGATTCAACGTCTTATCTAATGATGTATGCCACAAAGATTCAATTTGTATCATTCCAATTTGATTAGCATTATTTGCGACTCCAATCGGAGCCTGTCCATTCCATGCCACTATAAACCCTGGTCTCATTGGCACCTGATCAATTGTTAAAGCTAATCCAGGTGGTGAAGCCACAGCTGCACCATTTACATCTGAAAATACCCCATACCTCCGCCATATAAAGTACGCCATCACAATCTCTGTTCCTGGTGGTACTAGTACCGCATGGATGTTACCAGCGCTATTAGCGGCTAGCGACACTTGTGCTTTTCTTGAATCAACATACGCAACTGTAATTTGAGCATTCTGATTCTGGAAATAACGCCCCTCCTGGATCACATTCTCCGTTAAAGCAAACATCCCATTTGGTTGCCGATCTGGTCCCCATGTTGCTGCTTCCCCAGTAATTTGTGCCACTGTCGTCGCCGCTTTTGTTGTATACGGAATTTCAATCGATGCCAACACCGCAATTGTCTGCAAATTCTGGTTATAATCGTTGGAAATTTGACCAATGTTAATATTCAATGCGCTTAAAACAACATCTAAGCACATAAAAAATGAATTATTCCTATCCTCTTGTGTAACTGGTCTCAATGAAACCGCCCTCCCGGTCATGCCATTATACCGATTAATCGCAATTCCCAGCACCTCCAAAACCCCAGCTTCCGAATTAACTCTTGGTTCATGGCTTGTTATTATTGCATCCAAAATCGCAAGGGCCCTTGTAACGGTCGCATCCAT